GCCTTCCAACTGGTTGTCACCGCCAACACCGTCTTCTTCAAGATCGGCGACCAGCGTGAGTACAGCGCGAGTTCCCTTCTCAGACTTCGTGAGTTCCGTGATCCGCTGAATCATGGAATTCGGACCCTTGCCCGTAAACTTGGTAGTGAACGCAAGGTTGCGTGCAGCTTTCCAAACTTGACGGGACCATACGGTCTTCTGTTCGTCAGTCAGCGAATTAAAGTTTGTAACAGACATATAGCCTCTCCAAAAGTTAAAACGAAACAAAAAAAGTACGCACAAGTATTGTGCAGTTTTCCCTACTTTACCGTCGGGTGACGTTGTTCCGCTTTTTAGGAGATCGACTCCGCTGTCAGGTTTTGCGTCCGGAGCGTAGGACGAGAACTAATTATGCACCCCCGTTGACGTTATTGTCAACAGGGGTGCGTAACTAATTTACGTTATCACGACGTCGGGTCCTGGCGTGGCTGCAGCTGCGGCCACCCTTCTCTCAGACGTCCTGACCAATTGCCTCAGATCCAACATCACGTATTCCTTCAGATCGGCGAGAGTCGCTGGATCTTCCAGAGCCAGAGACTCCTGCAAAGCATTCTGCAGCCGGGTTGCATTCGGTGCAGTGAAATTGATTGTGAGTGTAGCCATAGTCTTTCCTCGTTAGATTAGGTCGCCGCGGAGTCGCGCTTGCGTCTTCTCGGGCAAAGCGTCGAAATCCTCGTCGCTCATATCTGCGATGTTCGGAACGGCTGCGCCTGTATCCGCAGATGCTGAGCCTTGGTCACCGACTGGTTGGTGGGCCTGTTCTTTGATCTTGCCCTTCTTGTTGTCGACCTTCTTCTTGCCGGTGGGTTTCGGTTTCCCGCCATCAGCAGCAGCGTCGTCATCCTCAGGCATCAGGTCATACATCTCCACCACGTCTGCCAAGGCAGCGACAAAGCAATCCCCACGCGAGTCGAGCTCGCCGGTTGCTTCATAGCCCCTCATGAAGACCAAAACTTTGTCCAGCAGGCTCTGGTCATATCTGTCGTTGTCCGGATCGAAGACTTCGAACATACCCTCGGCTTCTTTCGAGAGGTCCAAGAGCTCAGTCTGCTCAGCATCGGTGCTGAGTTCGTCCTTCGTCTCGGCCTTCGCCTCGGCCTTCCACTCTGCGTGCTCTGCCGCGCGGATCTCTTTGCGCTTGGCAAGCGCTGAGTCAGTGTCGCCGTCGAGCGTGAACTCGAGATACTCTTTCTCGGCTGCGTCGAAGTCAAACGCTTCTTCCTCACTCTCCGGCTTTTTACCGGCCGCGATCTCTGCCTTCAGCCTAGTGTTCTCTTCTTCGGCTGTTTTGCGACGCTCGTTTACTTCGTCGAATCGGTGTTTCGGGATGCCTTTAGGTTTCGCAGCTGCTTTATCCTCATCCTCACTATCGACATTGGCGTCTGCATCGTCGGCTTCTTCCTCTTCTTCAGCATCGTCAGAGTCGGATTCCTCTCCTTCCACAGTCGATTTGTCGTCATCATCTTCATCAGCTGACTCCTCGTCGTCCTTGTCCTCGTCCTTGTCCTCGTCCTTGTCCTCGGGCGCAACGTAGTCCAAGTCCGAACCGTCATCGAGGCCGGTGGGGTCATAATCGTCGATATCATCGACTTCGCCGCCCATGTGTGCGAGCTGATCGAGCCTGCGTGCTTCGAGGTCGCCGAGATCTTCGGCAAGTGCAGCTTCCGGACTCTGGTCCGGATCGTCTTTACGTTCGGGCATGTTCTACTCCGTTTTACGCCTTCTTGGGCGATTTCTTAGCGCTGTCTTTCGCAGATTTCTCAACCTGCGCGGCCTTGCGATCTTCCGCTTTACTCCGCATATCCATGAGCGACTTCTCCAGCCCTGCGCGGCGGTTCATACCAGCCACGTTGCGCGAAGTCATCGACTCATTCTGCGAAATGGTCTTCATTGTACTCTCTTTTCCACTGGCAATGCGAATCCTGGTCATCAGGTCCTTGTCGTTGGTGCGCTCTGCCGCGCCCATCTTCTCCATCTCGACCCGTGCTTCCGTGCCGATCTTGAGCTTCGCGATCTCCGGGTTGGCCTGCGATTCGCCAGCTTGCGCCTCCAGTTTCAGTGCGTTCGCCTTGCGCTCAATCGCGTGCGCTTCCTCATTCGTGACTTGGGCGCCGAGTAAGCGCATCTGCAAGTCGTCGATCTGCTGCTGCCGTTGGATCTCTTCCGGCGTCGGAGCGGCGAGCCCCTGAATCTGCTTGATCGTCTCGACGACGTCCGCCTTGTCGGGCAGCTGCGAGTTCTCAACGAGGATGTGATCGGGGATCTGTACGCCGACTTCGCGCATGCCCATAAGCTGATCAAACAGCCCCTCGTCGTAAGTCTCGCGGCGGGGTATCGTGCCGATGACGACAGAGTACTCTCCGAGCGTCAAGTCATTCTGGATCGACTCAACCGCTTCCTGCGTTTCAGGGTCAATCTGCTCGACGGGTTGATTGATCGAAAGCTCGCTCTGCTCGACATCGCCATCTTCGTTCTTCGAGAATACCTGAATGAGCCGGGTCTCAGTGTAGTAATTCTGCACCATCTCCAGCATGATCTCAGCGCGAAGCTCACGAGTCGTCGCGAGGTTGTCGAAGATAATCTCCTGCTGAATCAAGCCGCCTTGTTTGCGCGCGTCCAGCGCCTTGCTGGAGTCAGACCTCTGCGTGCCTAGCTGCGCGGCGTTGACGCCACTGATCTCACGGAAGAACGTGCCGGCTTTGGCGCCGATCTCCGCCAGTCCCGTCGGGATCTGATTCGGAGTGATCTTCTCGGGCATGTCCGCGCCCTCGGTAACTTCGAGCACGAGACCGGTCTTCGATCCCTGAGTGACTAAGTCATCACGATCCATGTTAACCAGTGACCCAGTGCGGAACATCCAGCCCGAGTTAGCGGTCGTATTGACGACATGCAGTTCTTGCGAAGTTACTTTGTTGAGCATGTCCTGCGGATCGACCAAGTTTCTGACCAAACCGAAGGGACGCCCTCTGCGGAAGTACGGGAAGAATGGAACGACAGCGATCTTGGAGAATAAGCTCCAGCCGTCATGCAGAATCAATTTGTCGGCGGTGATCGTGACGCGAACGCGGCGCTCTGGCTTCCAGATTACATTCAGTTCGTTCTGAACTGCAAACTCTTGGATGCGGCCCTTTTCCCATCCTTCAGGAACGCGGCGCATGTCGCCCGTGGGACGATCGACAAAGAATGCGGTCCTAGTAAGCCTGCGATATTGTCGTTCAATGACGCGGAGGCGCTTGACCCGTTTAACTTCGTCAGCGTCTGGCTGAAAAAAGGTTTCGCTGTTGAAGTGGTCTCCGCCAAAATTCGGCGCTTCCCATTCCAATGAGTCATGACCAAACGTGCCATTGGCAGCGGAAAGTTCCACTTGGTCTCTAAATTCTGGTCCATATAGTGCTCCAATCTGATCCGGCGTCATCCACCGGCTGATGAAGACCTCTGACCATGTCGCCGGATCGTAATCACGGGCGCCCGGGTCGAGGATAACGTCGGTCGGGTCGAGAACCTCTTCCCGGATCTCTCCCTCGACGTTGTCGCTGAAGTCGAGGTAGTAATAAAAGTATCCGCGATCCTGGATCAGTCCGTCAGTGAAGACGGTCTTCTCTTTGTGTTCTGACTTGTTGTTGGTCGCGATTTGCTTGAACAGAAAGCGCAGAGATTTCGCTGCTTCCTGGTTTGCGCCTTTGCCCATCGGCACGAAGCTGATGTCCTGACGCGACTTGATGTACTCGCCGATAACGGCGTTGACCGTCGACAGCACCAAGTTGACTGCATAGTGCGGTCTCCCCTGCGCGTCCAACTGGTTCGTTATCGAGTCCTCCCACTGCTTGCCGAAGTAGTACTCGTCGTACTGTCGTGCTTCTTCAACCCAGTCGAGGTGCCCGGCATCGCGGGCTCTTGTGTATGCTGACCATTGCTGTTCTACGATCGCATGTTCTTCGGTGGTCTGTTCGAGTGAGACAAGCGCTTGCTTGTTGTCCTCTTCGAAATCGCCACCGAAAGCATTAAATTGTTGTGCCATATTCACGCCGCCATGTGTGGTTTCTTACCGCCGGTTGTTACACCGACGTACCCTGCAAGACGCTTCTTCCATGACTTCGTTTTCTTCTCGGCTCTTGGTCGGCCGGCTCCAACGTAAGCAATGCTAGCTATCATCTTGCCAATCCATGCGGCGGCGTCCACACGGTCGTCTTTTACACCGGACGGGAACCGAAGAAACTCGTTCATAGCTTCGTCGACCCACAGGGCTCCTTCAGGCCACCAGACTTGCCCAAGAGACATCAAACCCTGTATTGTCCTTGCGCGTAACTCTTTATCCTGCTTGCCTGGCGGCAACTCGTCAATGAAGAGATCAAGTATTCCCTCTTCACGCTTTCTGTGTCTTATGAACCCATCTAGTGTAAGCGAAATCTGGCCCTTTTCCAACCCAAACTTGCGCGGCTTCCACTTTTTGTGTATCTCGAAGATCACATTAACGATCTCGTTCGCATCCCAGCGATCGCGGTACTCATCCAAAAAGTAAATATCTCCATTCTCATCTTTTCCCACAACGTAGAAGACAGACCAATCTGCATGCTCTTTCTTGGAAATCGCGAGGTCGCCGCAGCAGTAAATGTCCAGGAAATCAGGCTTGTTTTTCCAGAACTTGAAATATTTCTTCTGGAAGTACGCACCCTCTTCGACCTGTGGATTCTGCTGATAAAGTGCAGCCCAGTCACGGGGAGCCAGCGTTCGTTTGATCTTGCGCAGCGCCAGTAAGTCGTACCGCTCGGGGTGAAGCGGGGCTCCTGCCACTCTGTACTTCTCGTTCGTGGTAGCAATGGCCGGGAAATCTACACAGCGCCATCTGTCAGCATCTTCCGGCCAAATTCCGTCGTTGCCGGCCATTTCTTTCTCTGCTTCGCGCATTTCCGACAATAAATGGCCGGATAAGTCGTCGTCGTGCCACCGGGTCTGGATTACTACGATTCCGGCGCCGGGTGCGAGCCTTGTGTACGCTGTCGAGGAGTACCAAGACTTCGCAGTCTCTCGTAGCGTAACTGACTCGGCGTCCTCGCGGTTTTTAACGGGATCATCGATGAGGAATATATGCGCGCCTCGACCAGAGATCGGTCCTCCAATACCGGCAGCGAGGATCCCGCCCCCGGTCCTTTTTCCTTTATCGAAGTCATACACGCTCCATCGTTCGATCGCTTCGTTCTTCTTCGTGACGCCGAGGTTCCCAAAGAGCAAGTGGTAGTCTTCTGACTTGACCAGTTCCTGGATTTTACGGGAGAAATCCATCTGCAGCGACTGCGCATAGGACGTATTTATGAATTCGTGGTGCGGGTGGTTACCCAAATGCCAAGCTGGCCAGTACTGCGACGCCAGCAGGGACTTGCCGTGGCGTGGCGGCATGGTAATCATCAGTCGGGGCGCCTCTTTGCGGACAACCTGCTCCGAAAAGTGCATCAGTTCAGCGGCGATCACCTTGTGGACCCAGCCTGCGTGGTATTCCTGCTCGTAGCGCAGCACAAACGCGAGTAAATTACGTCGAGCGAGCTCTCGGCGGGCAATCTCTTGCGACGCCTGCTGTTGTCGGGACAATTCGCGTTTAGCGGCGCGGGTCGGTGCGGTCTTTTTTACCGTTTTTGCACGTTTTGCGGCCGCTTTTCTCTTTTTCTTCTTCTTTTTGGCCTGTTGCGTGGCGCGCAACAGTGCCTCGCCCTCCGCAGCAGCGCAATCGTCACATATAGCCTCTGGGCTACAGTTTGGGCAGTCTGGCTCGGTCATCTATGACGTCGAACTCGCCCTCAAGAACGAGATCTTCCATGTCAGCGAGTTTCATCAACTCGTGAGTCTCCATCCTCTCCAGAGAGACGGTCCCTTTATGCTCATGCTCAACTTTCAAGGTCTTCGGCACTGCAATTCCATGCAGGGCGATCATTTCCTTGACCGCCTGGATCTGCTCAGCTGCTGTGGCCGCGTTCATGTACGCAGACATGAGCATCTCGTGCGCTTCCTTGCGCGTGAAGCCAATGTCCTCGGCGAGAGTATTCATCGCCGTAAGCATGGCATGCTGCACGTTCTCCCGCTTCTCCAACTCGTAGGCGTGAGCCTGCGGTGAGGCGAAGCCGGCGGCAGTCGCTGCTGCTATTTTCGACAGCCCGGCGAGCCGGTTCTCAACGTAGATGCGCTCCTTGGCGCTAAGCTTAACTAGTGATGATGCGAGGTTCTGATCCAACGGTTGCCTCCGCTTGTGCCTGCAGATCGTTCAACTCCTCGAGTCTCAACATGAGCTCCGACATAATAATAGACGCCTCCTCGTGCCTGCCGCCGATGAAAATGGCGAGTCGTGTGTCGTCTTCCTGTTGTTTGATGGTCATGGGGATGACCTGAACGGCGTTCTCCCCGCGATCGAAAAACTCAAAGCACTCGTTCAGGGTGTTTTCGGGGGTGAGGCTCATATCTCTTTCCTAAGTGGCGGCACATCAGCGCCGGGGACTACCTGTTCTACGCAGGCATGAAGGTGGAAGGCACACCCGCCATAAACAATCGGCAACTCAATATGCACTTCCTCGCCGTGGAACAGCGACAGGAAACTCACCTGTAGCCACTCCTCCATGGTAACTGTAGCATAGTCGAGCGTGCCGTTGTCGATCCCGTCAATAATCTCATGTGCCCTCGTCTCCGATGTCATATCTCGCATCGATTTCCTGTAGGGCGGCCTGGACGTCAGTATGGGCATAGTGTCCCTGCTGGACGATGGTGTGTAGCCGGTGGCAGTTGGCGCAAATGACTCTACACTTTCGGATCTCTTGTCGGAGTTTCTCAGACGCCCAGCTGTAACCGTCGCAAAGAAGTCTACAAACTCCTTTCGACTTTTCGCTCGGGTCAAGGTGATCAAATTCCAGTACGCGCGGGTCGCGAGTACCGCAGTCGCAGCAGCCTTTTTCAGCCAGGTACTCCAGCGACTTAATGCGCGCCAGTCGTCTGGTTCTGCGCTTGTACTCGGCGTTATACTCTCGTTTCTCTTCCGGGGTACGCTTGACGGGTGCCTTGTAGCGGCGATCCGGTTTGAAGTTCGGGTCGGTCTGAGCAGCACTAGGTGCCCTTGTGCATTTCTTGCATTTACGACTGTATCTTTTCGGGTCGGCGGCACGTTTTTTCCTCTTGATAATCGCAAAGTCGGCGAGCCGCTTGGACTCGCCGCACACGTCACATTCCTTGTAGTGGTGGAACTTCGAAACTGCTTTCGAGTTCGCCCCACCTTTGGCTGGCATCTATTATACCGGCTTGGCTTTGTTGTAAGTCGGCATCGTCGTCTCCGCCCTTATCTGCGCCGCCGGCGCGTACTCCCGCCACATCTCCAGCATCATTTTCATCGGGTGCTGGTCGGCGGCGTACGCGAGGTACATCACATCCGTGCTGCCCTTCATCCTCATGGGCCAGATCTTGTAGAAGTAGTCGCCTTCCCCCTGCACGACTTCGCCGGCGCTCTCAGGGACAAGCCGCACATTGCCGGCCTCGGGGCCACCAACGAACAGCACCTTGTTGCCGGTGCGTATGTTCTTCGTGTTCTCAGCCATTACTGTGTCACTAGCCCGACGGTCACAATGGTGATCATGACAATTACGGCAAACGTAACTATCGGCCAGTTCACTGAGTACGGCCAGTGATCGTAACTCTTTGTCTCCAGTTTGGATACGTCTTCCCACCATGCGAAGAACGCAGTGATCTTCTTGTTAAGCCAGTTCATTTTCGTCTCCTCTCGTACATTCATATGCCTTCTTCTCGATCCTGACGCTGCGATACTGACAATGCTCCGCGTCGAAATAGTTAATGGGACTGCCGAGCAGTTCCCTATCCAGCTTCTTATGGAAGGAGTACCACTCGCCGAACGACAGTTCGATGAAGTCGATCTCGCGATCGTCCTCCAGAGCTCTGTCGATGACCCCGTTCACCTGCTCGAGGATGCAGTGATATTCAACCCTCATTTCGCCGGCTCGAAGCGCCACACTTCGACCTCTTTACCAACTGGGCCAATGCAGATGTTCGAGCGTTCGATCGTGCGTGCTACTTGGTTACAAAGTGACTCAGTTTCGAAGTACCCGATCGATTCTGACTCGTACACTCCGTCGGCGTTCAGGGTGAATACAAACAGGATCCATTTCATGAGGTGTCCTCCATTATGAATGTGATGGCCCAAGTGTCGCCCCAGTCAACAATGTTCATGACAGTGACATCGACACTGGGGGTGTACAAGACCTTACGATCCAGTGCGTCAGCGACCAGGGTCATAAAATCTTCGTTACTCAGTGACAAAGTTACTTCGTGACTCGGTGTCATACGAGTTGCCAGTCTGCGATCAGCAGATCCATCTGCGAAGCGAGCCATGGTACACGATCACCTTGGACGGTCGTAATGAAGATGTACGGGAGCGTCATCTTGCTGTTCTCGTCAGGCATCTGCATCTCCAGCCACTGATCGGGGCCGTTCCAACCGATGCGATTTACCTTGTGGCCAGTGCTCATTGCACTGATTGCCAAGCCGATGTCCATTGGTCCTGCGGGGATAGTTGCATTCATGCTGTAATGTCCTTGACTGCCCACATGACAGCCTCTTCGAGTTTTTGTCGGGCGATGGCCGCGTTGGGCGCGCCGACGGGAAATTGCTGGAGGAGAGCGAAGGCGTCAGCCTTGAGGTTCGCGATTGTGGTGCTCTCACTGTGTTTCAGTTCCCGATATTTCGGGCGGAAGGGATCCTGCATAGAATTGCTCCTGTAGATAGGAAGTGTCCGATATCGGACAGTTGTAGCCCTTTTTGTACAGAGGCATAGTACCGCCTCATGGGCTGGGAATCAAGGTGTTTTCGCCCAAATATTTTTTCAAAATAATATGGACGGCCGGTAGGTAGGGGTGGTATTAAGTGACTGCGTCACCCAGTGACGTAGTGACTAAATCCGAAGTGACACCGACACCAAGTCGAACCGTCACAATTCCAAGGAACCTTCTCAGACTGACAGACTCGTGGTACATAGTCCTCAATGTACCCAGTTACCTAGTGACTCAGTCGCGGAGTTACCTTGTTCGGAGTGACTTAGTTACTCACCAAGCACAATAAAAACCACGTGATT